TCTGCGTGAGGGCGTATCTGAGCCGATCCTTGGACTCATTGACACAGACGACCACCTGTACCGACGACTAACTGGCGAAACACGAGATCTTAGCCCAGTTACTCAGGAGCGCGCCCGCACGGTTGCACGCTACCTGCATCGCCAAAACCCACTTGCGCGCCGATTGGTTGAAATGACAGCCGATTTCGTAGTGGGCGATGGGCTTACTTTCAACGCGGTGGACGAAGATGTGCAGGAGATCATCAACGAATTCTGGAACGATCCGACCATGAAGATGAATCTGCGACATCGCGACCTTGTGGTGGATCTTGCAGTCAATGGCGAACTCTTTTTGCGAGCCTACGACGAGAACGGCAAGGTCATGCTTGGCTACATTGACCCAGACCGCGTGCGTGGCGTGGTAAAAGACCCAGAGAACGCATTTGTTGACCAGACCATTGAACTCTTTAGCAAGCGCATGGCTGGTGGGGTTGAGGAGATCCCGATTATTCAGTCACGCGCAACAAAGGCTGGCTTAGAGTTTGAGGGTGAGGTTTTTGCTTACTTCATCAATCGCCCAGTGGGTGCAACTCGTGGCACGCCAGACTCATTGGCTCTTGCCGACTGGATTGACGGCTACGACCAAGTAATGTTTAACGCACTGGATCGCGCTTCGCTCATGAACTCATTCATTTGGGATGTAACATTGAAGAGCGCCGACGCTGACCAAGTGAGCGAATGGGCGAAAATGCACTCTTATGCACCAAAGGCTGGCACTGTGCGTGTCCACAATGACTACGAGACATGGCAAGCAGTCTCCCCAGCCCTAGGCGCAGCCGAAACAGAGACAATCAGCCGCCTCATTAAGAATCTAATTCTTGGTGGCGCAGGCGTGCCAGAGGGCTGGTTTGCAGATGGCGACTCAGCGAACCGCGCCACACTCGCAGCGCAGGGCGACCCGACCTACCGCATGCTCACAGCACGCCAGCGACTTGTTGGCTCAGTGTTTGAGGACATCGCCCAGTATGTGATCTCCAAGGCGATTTCAGCAGGGCGACTCTCCAAGGGCGTAGATCGCACAGTGACGGTGATCCTGCCAGATCCAAGCGTGGAAGACACAAAGGGAATTGCAGCCGCACTGCCACAACTGATGGGCGCGCTTGCAGCAGCCAAGGATGCCAAGTTTATTTCGGAAGATTCTGCACGAAAGGTCTTCCTCAGCATCACTGGACAGTTGGGCATTGAACTGGAGCCTGACAAGGAACTGGAGATGATTGAAGAGGAGGCTGAAAAGGCGGCTACAGAGGCGGAAAACAGCCAGCCAAGCCTAGCCACCATTTTCAATCAAACGCAGCCCCAGCAGGCTAAAAAGGGTGTGCCAGCGAAGCCAGCGCAGAACGACGGCTCGCCAGACGCAATGGAAAAGCCAGAAACACAGGAAACGCCAGAACCGCAAGGGGAGTAACCACCTTTGCCCAGCCAGACTGAAGACCAGCGCCAGAATTGGCAAACATCTAAGGCTCGCTCCCGATGGGCAGAGTCGCTTTTGCGTCGCGCACAGAATCAAATCACCCTTGAGTCGGATGCAGTCGCAAAGATCCAAACAGCCATCAATGCAGCGCAAACAGAGGTCGCAGCCATTCTGGTGGACATTCAAGCAAATCAAGCCCCTGAGTGGCGCGTTCGCCGCGCACAGCAGCAAATTGCAGCACTGGAGCGACTTGACGGTGAACTTCGCAGCAAACTGCTCACCATTGCGCGGGCGGCAGCAGAGGAAGTCAAGATTCTGTCCAAGGGCATGCCCCAGCAGCAAACCGACAAAATCAACGCAGAGGTCACAAAGGCAGTTTCCAAACTAACAAGGTCTACAAACTCCGCACGCCCAGAAATTGGTCGCAGCGCAGAGCAGGGTCGTGGGCTAGTTGCGATTGACGCTCGCTCAGTAGACATTGCCGTTTCGTTTGTGCCAGAACTGATCGCTGATCAGGTCGGAACGCTGAAGAAGGCTGTGCAGGCAGAAATCGTCAGGAACTCGTTGGCATTGACTACGCCAGCAGAGAGCATGGCACGGTTGACTTCTGTGGCAACGCCGATTGGCGCATTCCCTACTGCTGCGGTGCGAGCCGAAGCCATTGTGCGCACAGAATTTGGTCGCGTCAGCAACATCGCAGCCATGAGCGGCATTCAGGCGCTGGCAGCGAATCCTTATGGACTGTCGCGAGACCAGCGTTCCTACATGCTGGACGCAAACGGAGTCATGTACAAAGAGTGGATTGCGGTAGGCGACCACAGAACGCGACCAGAACACGCCGCGCTGGATGGAACGATTATCCCGATTAACGAATCGTTTATGGTTGGCGAGTACACAGCCCAGTTCCCGAAAGACCCAAGCCTCCCAGCCAAGCACGCAGTCAATTGCCGCTGCATGGTTGTTCCATCTTTCCCGCCAGAGATCGCAGATCGGCTTGGGGCAATGCCAGACGATGGAACATTCGGCGACATGCTTGCGATGATGCAGGATGGCGGCATGGTTGGAACGGCATCGGGTGGTGGTGGCGAAGCGTTTTCTTACGCAGACGATATTCCGCCAAACGGTTTTAGTTATGACATCGGCTACGACCCATCCGACGCTGCGCTAGAGACATTTTTTGTTAATCAGAACGCAACAACCCCAGCACTAAGCGGAGCGCCAGACCCTACAGCCCCGCAGCAGCCGATCACGGTGAGAAGTGGCGTAACGCCCCTTTCCGTCATTGCTGGCATTCAGCAGCAATTTGGTTTGAGCGGGAATGTGGTTGCAAGGTCGCGACCATCTAGCGTCCTGTCGTTCGTGCGGTTTGCCTCAAAGATTTTGAACACGGCAGAGCGCCAAGCACTGCTCAAGCCAGTTCCAAGCCTAGCAACGCACGACCCGCGCCTGTCTGTTGATGCTGCGGATTTCCAATTGTGGCTCGCCGAACAGCGCGGCGAAGGAAAGCGTAAAAAGCCACTCAAAAACAAGAAAAAGGTATTGATTGACCCAGAAGAGGTTGAGTTGGTTGAACTCCCTACGCCGCTGATTATTGCCACAGAAGGGTCTATTTCCAAGTTGACCGCAGAGCAGTTGCAGAAATTGGTTGCAACGGACAAAGATAATCGCGAAAGCCAGCGTGAGTATTGGAAGCAATTGCTGCTTACAGACGAAGGCGGGTTTGGCTTTGGCGCAAACAATAACCTGAAACCAAACTGGGGCGACGGCGACCTGCAACTTGACCGAAAAAAATGGAAGGCAATTCCAAAGGCTGTGCGCGCATCTATCGTTCGCGGCATCTTGATGGCTGACGCAAAAAGAATCGGATACAGAACGGCAAAACTTGTCTCTGACATTGTTTCAGACCTAGGCGACGCAGTGGACTCGCGGGGAGGAATGCTTAAGGAAAAGGCTGAGTGGCAAAGCAAGACGGTTCTGCTCAGAAACATGTTGGAACTAATCAACGCAGAGGCGGCGAGACTCAATATTGGCACGACACCATCAGACCAGACCATCACGGTTCGCATCGCAACACCAGATGAAGGTCAGGGATCTGGCTACACCACGCTCAACCCAGTCTCGCTTGCCCTGTACGGAACACGATTTGAAAAGTTCGCACGGTACATCCCCGTGCAGGACTTGGCGCTTCGCGTTGCCGACATGCACAAAGAGGTTGTGCTGAGGATTCAAGTTCCTACTGACCCAGCAGAAGTAACAGCGTTTTACGACGACATGGAAAAGGCAGGGGTAATCAGCATGGGGCAGGTGGATCGGGCTGCTGGAACGCTAAGACTTGGCGTAAGCGGCTACGACTTCCTAATGAACTACCTCAACCCAGATCGTCCACTCTTGCAGCCATCTGGCTTGATTACCAACGCACGCCCTGCGGAACTTTTTGTGCTGCCAAGGGCAAACAGAACCGACCTAGCGGGAGACATTTTCAACGAACAAGTTTGGTACACAAACGATAAGGGAGAACTCGTTTTTGACCTAAGCAGTTACATTGGCAACGAAGAGGCTCGCGCATTTATTCTTAAGCACAATGCCGACACGGGAGAGTCAATCATTGATGCCCAAAGAAACAAAGAGATTGAGGATCTTGTTGACCCAAGCGGTAAGCGCATTTTCCAGATGCACGACCTTGTTGATCCGCCAAGCCCACAGGTGGTTATTCCTGCTGACGGTAAGATCGTTGGAGTAGAGAATATCTTCAATTTCCTGCACAACAAAACAGGCATGTACGACACATCCCTGCTCAAAACGCACTACGCAATTGGCGGCTGGAGACTAGCGCGCAACGAGCCAGTGCCAATTCTGGTGTTGCCACAAGCAATTAACAGCAGGGAATCCGCTATTCCGTTCCTTGCTCACCTAGAAAAACTTCTTGCCTATCGTGTAGCCACTGGCGCAGAAGGCTCGCCATCTAAGTTCTTGCCTTTTGAGAGGCGCGCTGGACGGTACAAGCCTATGGAAAACATTGAACTAAACCTTCTTGGCGAACTCATTGAGAACGGCAAGGTCTCAGTACCAGCAGGAGAAGGGCAAGACCCGCTCGTAACTTGGGATACGCCGCCAGCATCCGTTGCGGATCTTGAGGCAAGACTCCCAGAATTGATTTTGATTGCCAACAAGAAGCGTCGCGGCGAGCAGTTGACCCCTGAAGAGCAGGAAACATATCAGCAAGCAACTGGAAGAATCGGAAGGGCTTCAGACGCAATCACGGAGGTTATTGAGTGGGCGACTGGGTACAACGATGTAGACAACACAGAGCGAAGCACGGTGGAAGTCGCTGCGCTGCACAAAAGGCTTACAAGCCTTGGTCTTGACCTTTCAGACGATTTTGGTTTGTGGCGCGCAGAAAAACTAAAAGGCACAGTGTTTGGAGAGATTGCGGAACGGATTATTGCTGCAAACCCGAACATTCCAAGAGATGTAATTCTTAGGCGGCTGTTTGGTATCAGGGGATTAAGCGGCGCTGGCATTTCAGAGTCGGAATATCAATACCAAAGGCTAGATGTGTTTGCAGAGCAAAACGGCGCTGATGCTGTTGACCTTATGCAGTTTGCGGAAGAGCGCGGAATTACTCCAGAGCAAGTCCTTGGAGAGCCGAGAGTTGCAATGCTAAGGAAACTGTACGAAGCAGACTTGCTCAAAGTTATGATCACGCGCAACACAACATCAAATGGTCTGCGTGACGGTCTTGGAAATAATGCGGTAGTAATTGTTCCAGAAAACTCTGGGATTCCACTGCCAATGTCAATGAGCAGGAAAATTCTTGTTCCAGCGCCCCTTGGTGAAGCGGGCGTAACCTACGACCAACTAACAAAGCGACCAATTGTGATGGTTGAAGACAAATTTGAATTCTACGATCCAAATGCAGCCATGGGATCAGGGGAAATTCTGATTCAGGATACCAGCCAGCCGTTTAGGGGGCTTGTTGAGGTAGATCTTTCTGGTGACGGAGGATTTAGGCAGTTTTTGCGTATCGCAGTCGGGAATCAGTTGCTTGGTCTTGCAAACACTGGTCTATTTAAGTCGGCGAGTTACAAAACTGACCAGCGCACTGCATCGCCACGAAATAGTGGCGGTCAACTTAATGTCACAAAAGATGTTGGCGCAGAAAGCCCCACACTTGGAGTCTTTAAACTTGCGCAGGCTGCAACAAGGGATGCGCGAAGGGCAGCATTGCGACTTGCTGACGGTGTTGGGCGAGATGCCCTGCACGACCCAATTCAGTTTGAGGATGTGTTGCGTGCTGTGGCAAAGGCGGCAGTGGAGCGCGGAGCAAACCCAAGCGACCCATTGATCGCAGCGTTTATTGCATTGCCAAGACTTCAAGACGGCGCAGAAGTTGGCGCTTCGGCATTCTGGTCTGATGTAAGAGGCTATAGCAGCACTGGCTTGCGATACAGAAACAACCCAGATCTTGACGGAAACCCGCATTACGCAAAGGTCACGGGCATCCTGCCACTGGCAAAGCGTGTCAGACCAGTTGAGGCGGTAGATTTGTCTGCTCTTGCGGCAGAATTGTTTCCTTTGCCAGACGCACCGCCCGCAGGCGAGCCACAAGGCGCTTGGATTAGTGCGCGAGCATCAGCGGTTGATAATCGCGCTGAATTTGTGCGCCGCATGTACAAAGACCCATCGTTTATTTTGCGCGCAATTTTGTCTCGCGCATACACAAAAGATCAGCAACGGGAATTGATGGGTTCGCTTGCGCCGCACGAAGGGCAGATGCTGGTGAAAGACGACGCTTGGGTTGACAAGCCAGTGGACATTGCTTGGTACGAACTTGAGGCAACGCTGCTAGAGATCCTTGCAGACGAAGCAGCAAAAAACGCGCCAGCAGGTCGCAGCGACGGAACGCTGTTTTCCGAAGACGCTTACGGCACGGTGAAACTTACCCCAGAACTCTGGGAGGCGACGCAACTTCTTGACGCATACGAGTGGGATCTTCGCGGGAACCCAGATGCTCAGGCGGCTTACGATATGGTGCTTGCTGCCGCAAAAACGCATGCAGAGGAGCGATCTGCGCTGATTTCAGCAAGGGTTGCGCCAATCGTTGAGGCGCTTGGCTACACTCGCGGAACCAAGGAATACGACGACCTAATTGATATTTACACTGCGCACGCGCTGTCAGAAATCAGAACTGGCACAGTAGTTGGCGGGGATGATCGTTCATCAGACATTTTTATTCCTGCAATTCTTGCAGGGATGAACAGCAAACTTGTGCGATTTGGCAAGCGCGGCATGAGCGACATCGCAGCCGAAGGCGCTGGCATGGCAATTGCTGCAAGGTTTAGGTCGCTGGCGCGACTAAGAAACCCAGAAAGCGACTACAGAGAGGCATCCCCGCTCACGCCGCAGAAACTGCGCCTTGTCGCAAAAGCAATGCGCGATCACTTAGTCAACCTGCAACTTGAGCGACAGTCTTTGACAAGAAAAGAAATCGTTGCTGTCCTTAACGAAAACAACGCTGCGCTGCTTGGCGGAAAAATCAAGGTCGCAGAGTGGGCTGCAAAAGCAAGAAAATTAATCCGCGATAAGCGATCAGCGATTGAGGCAGAGCGCCAGAGGCTTGCGCGAGCGGCGCGATCAAAGCCAGCAGTGGTGGTTTCAGAAGACTTGTACGAAAAGACACTAGAGGCTTTGGACAAGGATCTTGAGGCTGCGGTTAAGGCTATCCCAAAAAACAAATTCCTTGATGTCACGGATGCCCAAGTTCAAGCCGAAATTGAACAATACCGCGAGCGCCTTGACGACATCATGAAGGGCGTAGAGCAGACAATTATGGGCGTAACAACAACGGAACTTGACGCGCCAGATACCGCAAAGTCTCTTGGCAGCGGGAGCATTAACGAGCCATGGAAGGGAAAGTGGAAAGGTCATCCATTTATTATTAAATCCGTAGAAAAGATGTATCCAAAGCCAATCAGACGAGAATACGGCGATTTTAAACGCTCAGACCTTTGGGCTGAACCAGCGGCGCAAATTATTGACGAGTTGGGCGGTCTTTTTATTCGCAAAGCGCAAGCGTACATCAGAGATTTGCCGTATCTCAAAGACGCAAATGGCAACACTCTTGATGAAAGCGCGGCTTTGGTCATGGACTGGCTCACTGGGTACTCAGGATCGCACAGCGCGATGACCCGAAGCAAGTCGCCAGTCAATGCAGACCTAATGGGTCTCTTTGACACGCTAATCGGAAATCTTGACCGCCACGGTGGAAATTATCTATTTGCTCCTGTTCCAACAGCAAGGCAGCCAGTGTTTGACGATGAGGGATACCCAATTGATCCCGTAACTGGGCAAAAAACTGGAGAACGATGGGATGAATTCAAGATTGTGCCGATTGACAACGGGCTTGCGTTCCCAGATCCAGATGTGCATTTGGATGGTGGTCACTTCGTAAACTTGTCGCCATTTATGGCGCAGGTAAGAGGTGAGAAACTTACGCCGCGAGCAAGAGAGGTGCTTGTGCGCCTTTGGTCTAATAGAAGCGATTTGTATGTGCGACTTACTGCTCAGATGGGCGCGAGCAGAACAAGGGGTTTTTTCTATCGCCTGATCTGGATGCTTCGTTCTGGGGAGCAGATGGACTATCGCACTTTTGACAACGCAGGGTACAACCCCCAATCCAGCAACGCTGACGAAGTTATTCGTGGCGCGTTTGATGACGGTCAGTCTTTGCTTGATGCAAATATTGCCCCAGCAACAGGGGGCGGGGTGCGACAAGATCCAAACAGGGTGGAGGGGCAGATCCCTGCCCTTCCACTAAGCGACGAGCCGTAAGGAAGGAGAGGTCAAATGCAACTAGAAATTCAGATTTACGAAGATAACGACAAACTGGACGCTGGCTGGGAGTTGGTAGGCACGGTGCGCTCGCAGGACAGCGAAGAATGCACCCTGCATGCTGGCGCAACTGGTCGGCTGAACGCATTGGTGGCAGAACTGAACCTGTACGGCGTAAAAGACTGGATTACAAGGGAGCCGCTGTCGCATGAGGCGGGAAATCGCTACATTGCCAGCCTTGGCTTGTTCTACCTCCGCAACCGAAGAGGGGCTATTATTGTCCTAGACGGGAAAATGGTCTCCATCATGGAGTTGATTGATCTCGTTTACCCAGATTGGGAAAATAGAAAGCAAAAAGAAAGGGAGAACCGAAATGTCCAAGGACAAGGTAGTGCCGACGGAGGCGCAGGAGCCACAGGTAGCGCCAGTGAAGGAGCAGTCCAAGAGGGCTGAACTCGTTTTGGCTGATGGCGAAGTCGTTCTTTCGGAGCGCAAGGATGGCGACACGCGCATCGTTGTAACTTCTAACGGACGCAAGATTATTTTGCAGGGCAAGTAACAATGGCAGGCGCATACACGCTTACGATTGAGCAGGGGGCGACGCTTTCACTCGTCGCCACTTGGAAAGATTCGTCGGGAACGGCAATCAATCTAACGGGTTACACAGCGCGCCTATCGGTTCGGACGCATCATTCCTCCGCCACCGAGTTGCTTTCATTGACTACAGCCAGCGGCATTGCGCTTGGCGGCGCGGCTGGAACAATCACTATCACGGCTACGGCGGCGCAAACAGCCGCGCTTTCCGCCCCAGTGGTCGGCGTTTACGATTTAGAATTGGTTTCTTCTGGCGGGGTAGTGACTCGCTTGCTTGAGGGAGGGGCAGTCATCACGCCAGAGGTCACGCGATGAGCGTCACCGTAACCCAGAACACCCAAACCGTTACAATCGTTGACCAGCGCGGAACCGTTGTTGTTTCCCCGACTACGCAATCAGTAACAGTTAGCACGATTGGCGCGCAGGGCATTCAAGGCATTCAGGGCATTCAGGGTGTGGTAGGGGCGACTGGTGCGACTGGATCGTCTGGGATTATTGCAGTCAATGCTCCGCTCACTAATGCTGGTACTAGCAGCAGCGCCAACCTCAGCATCACCGCCGCATCAACCTCCGCTTCTGGCGTGGTGCAGTTGAGCGACTCAGTCAGCACTACAAGCAGCGTGCTTGCCGCTACGCCAACTGCCGTCAAGACGGCGTATGACATTGCCACGGCAGGGTGGGAGGCGCACACCTTTGGTACGGCTGGAGTTATTGCTACTGTGCCGCGTTTTGTTTTAGGGAGTACCACTAGCACTAACACAGGTGTGATTTACCACAGCAAGATTATCCCTCATAGGACTTTCACGGTCACCAACATTGCTTTTGTTAGCACTGCACAAGCGGCAGGGTCGGCAACACTTATTCGCTTCGGCATCTATACGCGGAGCGGCACAACCTTCACGCTCGTCGCTCGCACGGCATCAGACACATCAATCTTTGCCGCAACCAACACCAAGTACACTCGTGCGCTTGATACGACAGGTGGCTACCCTGCAACTTACACAATGACTGCAGGGGCTGAGTACTGGGTATCTGTCATCCAAGTTGTTGGTATAAACTCTGCGTCGCTTCTAACCGCACAGGCGCGTCAATCTACCGCAGCGAATGCCGCAACAGGCGCGCAGTACTACACGGATTCTAGCGAAACAGACCTTGTGACACCATCAACAGGAACAATCAGCGCGAACAATGGCGGTTTGTTTGCGGAGGTATCCTAATGCCAGTCATCACTGAACCAGCCTACCTAGACGAGCAGACTGGTATGCTCACCGAGATCGTCCGAGACGCAGAGACTGGCG